TTTCAATTGCTCCATACATGTTTAGATGTTTTAGGCTATAACTAAACACTCTTCCAACCGATGAGACGTTTCACAATCTGATCTTTTGTCATATCCTTTGTGACTTTGATGCTTTGCGCTCTGGCTCTTTTAAGAAGGCTCTCTTTGGTCTGACGCATTTCAAATTTGAAAGCGATGTTTCTGCGTCTGATGTAATCACGCTTTGCAGCAGGGTTCATTTAATGTACAAGGAGATTTAAAGACCGTGACGGCGGTCATCGCTACGCGATAACCTTACAGATCCTCGACTATAACTGACATACCCTTGATGCGACGCTGCTCAGACTGGGTCGTCTGACCTGGGACGCGCCAAACGCCGGCGCGGCTGAATGCGAGGATGGCGAGGACGAGCAGCAGAATAAGAATGATGGTCGAGCGCTTCATTTGTTACTAGGGCTTGAGAAAATTATGTGACGCTCTATTATGTCGTACTATACGGCGATCAGACACGCGACGCCGAGAAATATATCTGGAATGTACGCACCGGGTCGAGAGTACCAAAGGACGATCCGGAAAGCTTCTCCTACGACGGCTCGCAGGATGATCAAGGAGGAGAATACGAGGCTCAGATACTTGTCACTTCATTCAGTGGACAAGAGAGCGAAACAAATTGCAAATTTTACAGCCAGAAACAGAAACATAAAAAGTGTCCAGAATTCAATCAACAACTACACGACAACACTCTCAATCGCTCGAGCCCAAAACTGGTCGAATCACGACATGCGTCTTATAAGTTACTTTCCTTATCCACGTACTTACCTCAGAAAGCTCATCTACTACCTGAAGCAACACATGAAACGTCTCGAGTTTGCAAAGTTTCTCGCCGGGAGAAAAGTTGCCGAGATGATGATGCCCAAAGCAAAGGCACATTTCATGAAGGCTCAGATGTAGACCCCCTCTGAAGCTTGCTTCCAATATTCGACATCTGATTCAAGTTGGCGAATCCGGTTCAGGAGTTCAATCTCAACCTGTTCTTTGTGTTCGAGTCTGTTCTTGAGACGTTCGATTTCATTTTCAAAATGCTTCGACTGAACACGAACATCTTTCACTTCCCTGGATGTTTCCCATGCCTGGTGCATTTTAGACTTTTTGTGTTGCGCCAAGTTTTTATACGTAAAGTTGGGGCGACACGGGCACGTCAAAAGTGTAGAAACGTCCATATCTACGAATAGGATTCAAACTTTAGAACTGGGGTCTTCGCTGCGCGGCGGTCATCTACGATGATGACCTTAAAACTTTGTACGCACCCACGCCGCGTTCTTGAGCACGGTTCTCTGTGCAGTCGGCGACGTACGCTTGAGGTAACGCGCCAGAATCTGAAGGCGACGAAACACCGCCAGCGGCGAGTTGCTCTTCATGGCAAAGGTCAGGGATTTGTAACGGTTCGGCACGTTGGCAGACACGGTGTAGCCGTACAGCTTGCCGGGTGATAGGGGTGGAAGCGTGTACGGACCCTTGCCTGGAAGACCACGGTTGACGACACGAGCAGACTTGACTCGGACGGTGCCACCTGAAATGCGACGCGTGTACGCGCGGTGATTAGGGCTGGCTGGGACGCGGATCGTCCGCGGTTTGCGACGGAACGTGTATGCGCGGCGAAGAATGGTTGGCATTGTTACTACTAGTGCCAGATAAAAAATACAGACTCCCACACTGTAAATGAAGTATGTCGTCGGTGATTTTGAGTCCACGGCTCAAAAAATTATACACTCGATCAGCTTCGCCCCTGTGAACGTCACCGAGAAAAAGACGTGGGTATCACACGGACGTCATCAAACCCCCGAGTACCGCAAGAATCGTTCCGTGACGCACGGTGAGTTGCGAACCATCTTCATCAAAGAGGCGCTCGACGACCCGCTCGTTGCCGAGAATGATCGTGTCCAATCAAAGCTCGGTCGGACGATCATCCACGGGCAGGAGGCGGTCGTCCTTCCGTTTCGCGACGCCATTTGTGAGTTTATGCACACGGTGTGGGAGCAGGGGGATGGTAACTGGCTCGCACACTCGATGGATAACGAGCTTGAGATTCTACAGGTGACGGATGCACACTTCAAGACGGGTCTGTTTCCGAAACCGCTCCGAGCGTTCCCAGACTGTTCGACGATTCCTGGATGGTCGAAGCTCGCCAAGGTGTGTACGCAACACGTGCTCACGACGCGCTGTCCAGAGTTTTTTGCGCGATACGAGGCGTGGATGACGATGAATGGGTGGACGCCGACAAAGTTTTCGGCTCGTCTCGAGGATTTTGTTCGGTTTGTTCGAGACGATCGAGAGTACTCTCAGAAGCATATTGCTCCGTGTGACGTGGTTGATCTGCGTGAGGTTCTTGCGGTTGTAAACCCTCACCTGGATGGCAAATCGTACATGATTTCGACACCTGTGTACGCGTGGAATGGTATCCAAACGAAAACAGTTTCAGCTTCGTCTCTGTAGAGACTCCAAAATCAAACAACTCAAAATTGGACATGTCAACGTCGACAGTTGGATACGTATACCGTGGTCTCAGACACATCGTCGTGTTTAATATGCTCATGATGTACGACTTGAGATTGCGCGTGTCGTATTCGACTGAATCCTTTGCCCACATGGATCTCATCGTCTTTACATCCCCTTTTCCTACAAAAATTCCACCCGGTGTCTCTTCCATCGTCCCGCCGTCGATGTACCGGCGTCCCTGGTGTTCCACCGACGCAAACAGAAACGGCACGGCGATGGTCATGCAGAGGGCATCCACCACGGACATGTTCGGCGTCGAGTCACACGAAAAGTATTCGGTACGCGCCAAGTTGACACAGTATGCGCTGATGTGTACTTTGGGCATTGTCGGGCGAAGGGCTTGGAACTCGCGAAACGTCAGGTCCTCTTTACTGAAAAAGACACGGATAATGTCGATGATGACGTTTCGAATCTTCTTTTGACTGACGAGTCCGAAATGTTTTAAAAACTGGCGGATGTTGGGTTTCATGATATCCTTTATCGGAATGTCCACCGAGTAGTCCAGTATCGTTTTGATGTTCCCTTCAGCGACGACGTAGAAAAAAGCGAGAAGCCCGCCGGCACTCGCACCGGAAATGTCTTCGAGATTGTCAAGTTCGTGACAATCTCGAAGGGCGCCCATCGCGCCAAGGAATGCAAAATATGTCATCGCACCTGGACCTATCGCCAGATGTTTCATTAGTGTGTCAGTGACTTTTCACTTTAGGCTCAGCATATAAAGTGTCGAACGTACCAGTGCTGTAATTTCATCCTGAATGTTCTTGAGGTACGAGTCTCGTGGAAGGCGCATGCGGCGAAGCTGTGTCAGAAGCGAACGGAAATACAACTTCGGATTGCGGGCAATCGTGCGGCGGCCGACGATGATGCGGCGGAATCGACCATACTTACCCATATATGCCTCGGCGTAACTATCGAAAAGAGGTACAATGCCTTCATAGTACGCCTGGAGCGCCTTGTGTTGTGCGAAAGAGTTTGTAGTCAAGTGAAAGGCGTGTGCCTGTGTACGGGAATTCATGAGAAGACCGACGTACTTCTGACCGTTCATTTAATAGTAGGCGGCGAAATTCTTACGCATGAAGGAAAACACCAGGGCGAAAACCAGCGTGTGCACACCAACTGCCAGCAGAGAGGACTGACCAGACATAAAGACGCCCTTGCCTGCTGGGGGGATCGTCAGAAGGACGCCTGGGGTCAGGAGCACGAACAGCACAGCGGGCACGATCAGGTCAGCGGGGCGCAGGGACACCTTGAGCACAAACTTGGCAATCAGGTAGTACACCAGGGACAGCACCAGGGCGTGCACCAGCACCGGGCTGGGGCCCACGCGCAGGAGCAGGCCCGGACTGAGCAGGGCGAACAGGATGGCTGGGGTCAGAATCTTGGGTCCGGTGATATCCATGAGAGCAGATACTATCTACCGAGAAAATTGTCGGACAAACTCGGCAAAGTTGTGGAAGGACGCGTTGTTCATCAACGTGTTGTTGAGATGGTTATCCTCGAGGTATTGACGAAGGGACATCCACATGTTGAGGACATCCTCCGAGTGCCAGTCGTGCCAGTCCGTCGGATTGAGCACGAGCTCATGGTCCTCCTGCTCGTCGTAAGCCTCGTCGACGTCGTCGCCGTTGAAGAGAGCGTTATCACTGTACTCGTTGTTGACACCCATTTTTACTTGTTCTTTCTGTGGCTCGTCTCCTTAGTTAGGTGGAGGCGTGCGAAGCACGTCTCCTTCGCCGCGTAACCTGTTGTGTCTACGGCGAACACTGGTCACTTCGCGACCAGTGACATTTAAGCGGCTTTCTTGACAGTGATAGTATTGCGCTCCTTGACTGGAGCGTGGTCGACTATAATCTGGTAAACCTGTTCGACCTTCGTATCATCGCCGCCGAAATAGGCACGCAGACCCGCCAGAATTACATTCTTGGTGATGCTTCCACGGGACTCTTTGGTGTGCAGAGAAACCTTCTCCTGATTCACCTTGACCGTGTCGACGTCCTGGGTCTCCTTAATCTCCTTCATGTGACCCTGGACCTGTGCCCGGAGCTCCTTCTCGCGCTTATTCAGTACAGCCATGTCTTTCCTCGCAGCAGCAAGCTGGTGCTTCAGGGAGAGCCATTCGGTCATGACGGCCTTAAAGTCGTCCATTTGTTAGTTAAAGGTGTTTATTTTTTAAGTGCGATTCGGCTTGATCTCTACTTCTCGTAGCTGTTCTCAATCTCAAACTTGGGGCGCATCGTGTCCGGGGGAATGGTGGACAGGTTAAAGATGCTGACCGCCTCACGTGGGTTGGGTGGCTCGGAGCGGAAGTCGCGGTTGGCGTTACGCAGGTTACCACCGATCGTCTCGGGGAAACCAATCTGGGCACGCGGGTCCAGGAAGTTCTGACCAGACAGGATGGCGTCTGGAGAAAACTGACCGAAATCCTCGGTCGTCACCACCTCCTTGGGAATCAGACCCACGTTGGTGTTGTCGTACACTGGCATATCGACCGTGCGCACACCGGAGCCACCCATGTCGAAAGGGGCTGGGTCGTCAACTGACGTGAAGGTGCCACCTGGAGCAGAGATGTGGCCACCGCCCTGCATGACACGGGCACCATCGCTCGCCACATTGGTTTCGTTTGGAGTTATACCAACGGGGTCGTCGCCTGTTGGGGTGTAGCCGCTACGCTGAGGATAAAATACCATCATGGCAATCAGGAACAGAAGAATCAAAATCGCCAGACCTTTGCCGTCCATGTTATACTAGTATACGACTTTTTTTTTCAGTCCAGGTAATCGGTCGGGTCATCCTCCTCCTCGGCTTCTGGCTCGTCCGCAAATTGGAACTCGACTGGGTATCCCTTCGTCTTTGGCTTTGGTGCCGACCGCTGACGAACCTGGACGACGCGCCAGATGGGACCAAAGGAGCGCTTGAGGAACCAGAGACCAGCCAACTCAAACAGGAAATCACACGCTCCTGAAATCTCGTCAACTGGGTTCTTCTGAGCGTCAAAGAACGTCGTCACCACCTTCCCCTTGATGGAAGCCAGTGAAGCGGAAAGCTCACCGTCAGTAGACAAGCTCGCCTGGTAAGCGGACCGAATCGTCTCGGCTGAAACATCCTTGCCAAACCACTCGAGCTTGCTCACCTCCGCCTGACTCAGAAGCTCGTTATCAATAGACTCGAACAAAGTTTTTGAGGGGATGCGGAGATTCACCTGACGCGTCTCCTTCGTCAGCGTCCCGTCAACCTGGACGTTATTCACCTGGTGGAACACGCGAGCGTCACCCTTTGCGGAAACCTTCAGAAAGTAACGGCCGTCTGGAATCTTTACGGGAGTTCCGTACTCCATGGTACTGCTCAAAAAACAAACCTAAGCTCTAAGTAGATGGATCCAGTGGCGACATGTCCGACTGGATACTATCCAATTCCCGGAGATTCTTCCAACTGTGCCACGTCGACGAGTTC